AGCTAAACTACCTGCAGTAGACGGTTCACAGTTGACTAACATTACTGTAACTGAAACAGACCCATCCGCTCTAGCTTTTGCTATCGCATTGGGTTGACAATCACACAAAAATACTTTATAATATATCCAAAGAGGGATTACTATGGCAAACGCTTTCCTATCAGAAACAGACACAGCAGTTGGAACGTCTCCAGCGACTATTTTAACTTGTGGTGCTTCCACCGAAACCACCATCATTGGTCTGAGCATTGCTAACATCGTAACTAGTCAGATTCTTGTAGACGTACAGCTTGATGGTTCAGGTCGTACATCAGGAGCAGTAGACAGTGTTTACCTTGTTAAGGCTGCTCCAGTACCAGTTGGTGGTTCTTTAGTTGTAGTTGGTGGTGACCAGAAAGTAGTTATGGAACCGGGAGATGTTCTTCGTGTAAGTTCCGATACAGCTTCATCTGCTGACGTTGTTCTTAGCCACCTAGATATTACGTAAGGGGTAAACCATGCCGTATCTTGGTAACGAACCTGCAACACAGTTTACTGACCTCAAGTATCAAGACTTGACAGGTGGGAGTGGCACTAGCTTTACTCTTGACTATGCTGTTGGTAATGCACAGGCAATCGAAGTATTTGTAAATAACGTGCGGCAAGAACCCGGTGTAGCATATACTGTGTCTGGTACTGGTCTTACCATGACAGGTACTATAGCATCTACCGATGACTTCTACGTAATATTTCAGGGCATGGTTACTAGCACGGTTACTCACCCTGCCACATCTAATCTTGAAGCAGCAGACGCTGAGTTCACAGGCACTGTAGAGATTACAGGTAACTTGCCTATCTGGGAAAACACTCAAACTGTAAACGCTGACTATACCATCACTAACAATCGCAACGCCATGTCTGCTGGCCCTATCACTGTGGCTAGTGGTGTGACTGTTACTGTTGGCACAGGCGAGACTTGGACGATAGTATGAGTACATTAAAAGCAGATACACTGGTTGCGGCAGACGGTACTAGCCCTGTTACGTTGACTAAGCAGAGTGCGGCAAAGGCTTGGACTAATTCTGGCAATAGTGCAAATCCGCAGGACAGTTTTAACATTGCATCGGGAACAGACAATGGGACAGGTGATTACACTTATTCTCTAACAAATGCGTTTTCAAATGATGATTACAGTCAACCTTGTTCGACAAGAGTTGCCCGTGGAAACACTAGAATAGCTATGATGAGTAGTTCACGTTTAACAGCTTCTGTTCTCGCAGTTCACACAGAGAATGATTCCAGCACATTAATAGATGTTGGACATGTACTATCTGCATTTGGAGACTTGGCATGAGTGAAGTAATTACAGACAAACTCACTGGCAGGGCTACGGCTGGCGATGTGACGATTACCTCTGAGGGCGGTGCGGCTACGATGCAACTGCAACAGGGCGTGGCAAAGGCTTGGGGAAGCATAGACCAAGACAGCACAGGTCACCCTGTTTATGATTCGTTTAACGTAACCAGCACAGCGGATTCCTCAACTGGCGAAACAACGGTAACTTATACTAATGTTATGAGCAATAATAACTATAGCTTATCAGGAACAGCCCAATCTGAAAATGAAAATGCTTCAAACTTTTCGGTGATTGGCAAGGACAGCACATTTCCAAATGCTACTACTAGTTTTAGAAGTGACAATAGAAATAGTTCAGGAAGCAACCAAGACGTTAAATATTTCTCATTTGCATTACACGGAGACCTCGCATAATGGCTGGCAAGATTATAGCAGATACGCTGGAACACAGCACCGCAGGGTCAGTGACTACGGACTATGTTGTTAATGGTAGTGCAAAGGCTTGGGCTGATTGGGATGGAACAGGTACTCCTGCTTTAAACGACAGTTTAAATGTAGCGTCTTTAATTGATAACGCCACAGGTGACCAGTCTATTACTTTTACCAATTCTTTTTCTTCAGATTTTTGGACGATAGCTGCTGCGGCTAATTCGCAAAGAAATGGTAGTGGTTGGGCTTGGCAAGCTACGGATTATAAAAGAACAACATCCCTTTCAAGAATACGGTCTTATAATACTGGATTTACTCTTACAGATGTAGCTGTAATGAACTCTACTATTACAGGAGACTTAGCCTAATGCATACACCTGATTTCAAAGGCACACATCTCTGGGACAGGCTATGCTGGGCAAAGGAAAACCTAGACGGTGTGCAGTCTGACTATCGTGTGGTCTATGAGGATAGCATTGATGAGTGTGCCAAGATACTTGTGCCTGACCCTAACTGGATGGCTTGTGCGCTACAGGGCGGCATCTTACCGCCAGTGTGGGTGTACCATGAGTTAGCAAAGGATGAGGCTTCAGAGGGCTTCACAAAGCATACTAGAGGGTATCTATTGCATGAGACACAGCCTATCGAGGCTATGACAGAAGAAGAAGCAATAGAGTACCTGATTATGAAGGATGTTCCACAGTCTGTATGGCAGGAGTGGGATAGCGGCAATAAGCCGAAGATGGTAATCTGTCGGAAAAACCAGTTACCGCAAACAAGAACGTGGCGCAATGCGTGGCGTATATCTGATGAATTAGCCGCATAGGAGATATAGATGGCTGTAACAACTTATATTGTAGATAAGGACGGTAATCAGATTGATGCTTCAACCGCTACCGTTCCTGCTAACAGAGACTTTCGTGGTGCTTGGTCACTGTCTGGCTCAGTGATTTCTGAGGACATGGCTAAAGCAAAGGAAATCTTCAAGGATAAAATCCGTGAGGTGCGTAAGCCCCTGCTAGAAGAAAAAGATGTGGAACTGATGAAGGCACTGGAAGCTGGCACTAGCACAACTGCTATTGCTACAGCAAAGGATGCACTGCGTGATGCACCATCTGCATCTGCTATCGGTGATGCAACAACCATCACTGAGTTGAAAGCCGCTTGGGATACATCGGTTCTGGGTGACAGCCCTTACGCATAAGGATTAGGTTATGGCACTAACTAAAGAAACAACCGAAGATAAAATTGAAGTGGTCGGTGATTACAAAGCGATTCAGATTAGAGAAGCTATAGTAATCAAAGATGATGGCACAGAGATTAGCCGTACCTTTCATCGAAAGGTAATTCACCCCTGCACAAAGTCAGGTGATACTTGGTCTGATACAGACACATCATCTGAAAGCACAGAGGTGCAAGCGATTGCTAGTGCTGTCTGGACAGACGCAGTTAAGACTGCATACAAAAATATGGTTGATGCACAGAGCATCTAACGGAGTAGCTAATGGCACTGAGTAAATTAGATAGTACAGCACTTGGTACACTGTCTGGTAATCTGGCGTTTGCCTCTGGGCAAGGTATAGATTTTAGTGCTACTACCGATAGTGCATCTAATAGGCAATCTGAACTGTTAGATTTTTACGAAGAAGGTACGTGGTCGCCTTCAGATGAAAGTGGTGCTAGTCAAACATTTACTTATGCAGGAAATCCATACTATACAAGAGTAGGAAACATAGTAACTGTTCAGGCTTTCATAAATGTGCCTACTAATTCTAGTGGTAATGCTGTCCAGATAGGCTCACTTCCATTTAGCATAGCTTCTAATGGTTACGGTTCTGGGACATGTTTTAACAATGCTAATACAGTACATCATCTTGTTTATGTAGAGCCTACTGGTGGCACATTTTACGTGCGAGATGACAACAACGTCAGTTTAAGTATGAGCCAAGCCTCTGGTAAGTTTTTGTGTATAACTGCCACATATAGAGCATCATAACCTGATTGGATTAACAGATGAGTCAAGCAAGAGATTTAGCAGATTTAGGTTCTTCAGCCGAACAAGGTACGGTTACTGGTGATAATCTTATTATCAACGGTGATATGACTGTAGCACAGAGGGGAACTAGCTTCACCGCACCTTCAAGCAGTGCTTATACATTAGACAGATGGCGAGTACTACATTCTCACGATGGGGCAGTTGATATTTCTCAATCTACTACAGCACCAGCAGACTTCAAAAATTCGCTAAAAGTAGATGTAACAACCGCAGATACTTCACTATCAAGTGGTCAGTATTATATTCTTCATCATAAAATGGAAGGGCAATTTTTATCACATTTAAATTATGGCAGTTCTGACGCTAAACAAGTGACAATATCTTTTTGGGTGCGTTCAAGTAAAACAGGTACATATCATGTTGAATTACAAACATATGATAGTGAAGAATTAGCCAGACAATATACCATTGATGCGGCTGATACTTGGGAATATAAAACACTAACTTGGATTGCAAACACAGACCATACTATTCCAGAAGATAATTCAACTGGTTTGCATGTTTACTGGTGGCTTGCGGCAGGGGATACTTTTGACGGTTCGCCTATGGCTACAACTTGGGCTAACAACACTAACAGAGTAAACGGTCAAGAAAACTTTCTTGATAGCACAAGCAACGAGTTTTACATCACAGGCTGTAAGATGGAAGTGGGTACAACAGCCACACCTTTCCAGCATGAAAGCTATGGAGATAATCTAGCTAAGTGCCAGAGATATTTTCAAAGATTATATGGTCAAAATACAGCTTCTGGTGTTGCTGTAGGTACTTCATTTAATAATACAACACATTATTTTGTCTACCATCATCCTGTATCAATGAGGGCAACCCCTAGTATTGGTAGAAGCGCACTTGCAGATTTAACTTTAGTTGGTACGGGTTCTAGTAAGGCTCTTACTGGTCTTTCCAGAGCAGGGGGCAGTAATGAAACATCAGAATTTACTGCTAATTCAGCTGCTTTTGGAGCGGCTGGTAATGGTATTTGGTTAAGAATTAATACCGCAAATAAATATATAGAATGGAATGCGGATTTATAAAATGGATAATCACAACGTGACATCAGCACAATATGTGCAAAACTTTGATGGTGAAAATGTTTCTGTAACCGCTACTATTGATGGACAAGAGTGGTCTGTGCCAATGGATACAGACAACACACATTATGCTGCCATCCTAGCTTGGGTAGCTGATGGAAACACAATACAGGACGCTGACTAATGGCATATATCGGTAAATCTCCTACAGGTTCAGGTGTCAGACAACGCTATGTGTACACAGCTACTGGCGGTGAGACATCACTATCTGGTGCAGATGACAATAGCAAGACCCTGAAGTTTACAGACGGTGAGTACGTAGATGTACACCTAAACGGTATTCAGCTTGTGCAGGGTACAGACTACGGTGTTGGTACGACTAACACGATTAATGGCCTTGCTGCGTTGGCGGCTAGTGATGTGGTTGAGATTACCGTATATGATGTGTACAACGTAGCCAAGATTAACAGTGAGGCTATGCGTAATCGCTGGTACTATACAGCAACAGGTGGTGAAACATCTCTTACTACCACACAAATATCCGGGCTGTCATTTCCTGCCAACGCTGAAATAGAAGTACGCCTAAATGGTATTGCCCTCGTACAAGGAACAGACTTTAACACCACAACTGCAAACACTGTGGGTGGTCTAGCTGCACTGTCATCCGGCAACGTAGTTGAGATTGTTTACTACGAGGCATTCCAACTGGCTGACGTGGTGAGCAAGGCGGCTGGTGGTACGTATAATGGTCAGGTCATTGCTGACGGTGGCCTAGATATGAATGGCAAAGACCTAATCCTAGACGCTGATGCTGACAGTAAGATTGAAGCTAGCACAGATGATACAGTTAATATTATTTCTGGCGGCACTACAGGACTGACAGTTGATAGCAGTGGGCGTGTTATTCAGCCAGCAAAGCCATCGTTTCATGCATATAGAGACAGTTCTGGCGTTGAAGGGCTTACTGGCACTATAGTATTCAATGCGACTAAACATAACATCGGCAGTCATTTTGACACATCAACAGGCAAATTTACTGCGCCTGTAGCTGGTGTGTACCAGTTTAATTTTAGTGGTTTTGGTTGCGAAAATACTTCTGGAAGTCAACTAGCCGCAGGTACTTCTATGTTTGTAGATTTGCATAATGAAACAACTTCTTTAGACCTTGCAAGAATATATCATATCAATGCCTCTTCCGCTGGTTATCCTGTTTTAAGTATGTCTCATGCAGTATCTTTAGCTGCCAATGATGTTGTTTTAATACAAGTAAATCAGAGATATGTATATAACGACACTTCTGATTTATATCTTAATTTTTCTGGGTTTTTAGTGGGATAAGTTATGGCAAATTATAAAAACATATCTATAGCAAGACCAGACGGTGCGGCACTTATTGAAGATACAGCCGAAGCTATCCTGAAGGCAACCGACTGGACACAGCTACCAGATAGCGGCCTGACAGCAGATTGCGTGACAGCTTTTGCTACCTATCGTGCAAGCATCCGCACTATCAGACAGACAAATCCAGCAAACCCTACTTGGCCTGATGCGCCTACGGAGGAATGGTCATGAGCAGAGCAAGAGATTTAGCAGACTTCGGTTCTAATGCCACATCTTATGATGCTGTAGAGATAGACCATTGGAGATTGACGGCTGACTTCGCTACAAATAGTGCCACTTTAACAGGTTGGGAAAGAAATGATGATGCTACATCAGCCTATGCTGGCACAGGTATGACTGAAAGTAGTGGAGTGTTTACATTTCCTAAAACTGGTTTATGGAAAGTTACTATGGAAATGGAAGTAAGAACTAGTGCTACTGATGGCGCGGCCTCTGTTTACTCTAAAATATCATCTAATAGTGGAACCAACTATGACGATAGAGGTTATGTAGAAGTAAGAGGTGATGCTGGAGATGTAGATGGAGCAAGCGGAGTATCTGCTAGTATTTTAGTAAATGTTACAAATGCGTCTACTTTTAGATGTAAGTTTGTTGTTGAAGGGTTAGGAACAGGCAGTGCCATTAAAGGCAATAGTAGTTTTGACAGAACATCAGTTATGTTTGAACGCATTACGGATAGTCAGTAATGGACAACAACATCACAGATTATCAGGCTATTCTAGAATGGGTAGCTGAAGGCAACACCATAGAGGATGCAGAATAATGAACGATGACATCCACAACACACTAGCAGTAGGCATAGGCGGTGTATCAGCACCCCTATGGCTTCCTGCGCTAAATGAGTGGGTAGCTTTGGCTCTCGGATTAACATCACTAGCTTACGTTATTATTAAACTTTATAAAATAACTAGGGGTTAGCTATGTTAGCGGAGATTGCAGCAGCCAACGCAGCCTTTGCTGTAATTAAAACCGCTATCCAAAATGGCAGGGAACTTGCCGATGTAGCACACAAAATCGGAGATTATGTGAACGCTACTGAGGATTTGCGTAAGAAAGGTGAGAGAAAGAAAAGGAAGGGTAATACTGACCTTGAGGAATTTCTCCACCTTGAGAAACTTAAGCAACAAGAAGAAGAACTGAAGCAGTGGATGATTTATGCTGGCAGACCAAACTTATGGTCTGACTGGCAGAAGTTTCAAGCCAATGCAAGAAAGAAAAGACTAGCAGAGGCTGAAGCAGAGCGTAAGCGACAGAAAAAGATAATAGAGATTACTATTATTAGTGCGCTTATGGTTGTCTTAGGCGTGGGGATTGTAGCCCTAATCTGGTGGGCTTTGTACTTGAAGGGATTATAATCATGTTCAAAGTTATCCTATTTGCCTGTATGATACAAGCACCTGACCAATGTTTGCAGCTAGATGATACATGGGGATTAAAAGCTACTCAGAAAGAGTGTGAAGCACGTATCAAAGAAATGATAGAGGGTATTAGATGAATACTACCACAGTACGAAGTAGTTGGTGCTAAGTGTGAGCATAAGGGAGATATGATATGATAAACCTACTAGTACAAGGCATCATGGGTATAGCTAGTGATGCTATCTCTGGCTTTGTAGAAACTAAGAAAGCTAAAGCAAAACAAAAGCTTGTGCAAATACAGGCTGAAACAACAATTATGGAGAAGCAGATTGCAGGTGAGATTGATTGGGACATTGCGGCACAAAAGAACTCAGGCGGTAGCTGGAAAGACGAATACCTTACCATCCTGTTTTCAATCCCACTTCTACTATGCTTCTTACCTTTCACTGTTGATTATGTGGAGAGGGGTTTTGAGGCGTTGGCACTCACACCTGATTGGTACAAATATACTCTTGGTGTAATTGTATCTGCTTCATTTGGCATCAAGGGTGCAACTAAGATGTTTGGAAAGAAATAATTGGAACTAACATACATAGAAATGATTATCCACATACTTGTTCTTATAGGTGTGTGGATTAACACAGCAATTAACATAGTACATAGGATAAATTCAAAATGAGCCTGTACGAGAACATTAACAAACGTAAGAAGGCTGGCACAAGCCGCCCAAAGAGTAAGTCAACAATCAGCCCTAAGGCGTATGCTAACATGAAAGCTGGATTTCCTAAAAAGAAAAACACAGATAAATACAAGAAGAAAGCATGACAAAGTTAATAGAGCAGTTGAAGCGGCACGAAGGTGTCAAACTTAAACCTTACTTTGATACAGTTGGTAAATGTACTATAGGAATTGGAAGAAATCTGGACGACATCGGTATAACAGAGAAAGAAGCAGAGATGCTTCTAACAAACGATATACACGAAGCAATCCACCAACTAACGAGACGCTTCACGTGGACGAAGGAACTAGACGAGGTACGTTTCGCAGCCCTTATCAACTTCACATTCAACGTAGGAATAGGAACAGTGGCAGAGTTCAAAAACGCAATGGCTCTGCTAAAGGACGGAAAGTACGATATGGCAGCAGACGAGTTTCTGAACAGTAAGTGGGCAAAGCAAGTAGGT